AACGTTCAAGTAAATGTAATCAACAATACCGGAAGTGACGTAGACACTCAGGAAAGAATAAGCTCTGACGGAAGCAAGATATTAGACATTGTTATCGGAAACACCGTTAGAGATGGTTTAGCTAACGGTGAGTTTGATCAAAGCTTCGGTGAGATATTCGGACTTCAACGACAAGGTAGATAATGGCAGAATCATTCCCAGCTTCTTTACAGCAGAAATTTAACCAGGCAGGTTTTCAACTTACTTTCGGTGATAGTGCAATCGAGACACCTAATGAAGTTGGCCCACCTAAGAAACGTCAACGTTATACCAAAGAGTTCGATGATCTTAGAGGTACTATAGAACTTGAAAGAACTGATTACGCTGACTTTGAAACATTCTTCAAGACCACCTTGGCAGGTGGAACATTAACTTTTAATTATGACCACCCTATAAGCGGTGTCACAGGCGAATATCAATTTAAAGGTAGACCTTCCATAACAACTCTAGGTGGAACATATTTTAGAATATCTTTTGTTTGGAGGCAGATTGCGTGAGAAGTTTAACTAATAATCTATTAGCGCAATTATACGGAGAAAGAAGTGACGACCCGCTTTTAATGCTTGTCACTCTTACTCACACTTCTTTTACAACTCTTAGGTTAGTTAACAATACTGAAGATGTTATCAGTAGAGGTAACACTCACATCGCTTTCCCTATGAGAATCAATCTACCTGCTGAAGACGGTGTTAATGTTTTAAAGTCACAAATACAATTCGATAATGTTTCATTAGATTTAATAGATGAAATAAGATCGGTGACAACACCTATAGATACAACAATTGAATTAGTTCTTGCGAGTGACCCTGACACTGTAGAAATATCTTTTAATGAATTTAAGATAAGTAATGTTAGGTACGACAGCAGGACCATCAACGCCGACTTATTTTTAGATGATTTTTTACATACTGAGTTAACAAGTGAACGATACACACCAACAATTTACCCAGGGTTATTTACGTAAGTTTGTAGGAATACCTTACGAAGATAAAGACTGTTACGAATTGGTTCAATATTTTTACGATGATATATTTGGTATCAAATTAGAAAAACTTTACGGTAGTATTAGACCTACAAAAAAAGAAACAGAACAATTAGTGAACGATCAGCTAGAAGGTTTTGAAGAAGTTACAACACCTAGGATGGGTGACATAATGTTAATCAGAATCGTAGGTCTTACTTGTCATATCGGAGTTTATATTGACGAGAATCGTTTCCTTCATTCTAGGCAAGGTGTTGGTAGTAGTCTAGAACGTTTCGATAAATGGACTAAAAGAATTGAAGGTTATTACAGATGTCGAAAGAAATAGTAGTTAGGAAAAACCCTTTAAGTACCGATAGCAAAGTCTTGGTTGTGAAAGATGATGCAACAATCGAAGAAATGTATGAAGAGGTTTTAAAAGCTAATAAATTACCAAGGGAAGGATACGACAAATACTTCAAAGTTTATATTGGAGGTCATGAAGTATATAGAAGGTATTGGAAAACCTCTAAACCTTTACAAGGTAAGTCAGTATTATTCGCCGTAACACCTAGAGGTGGTGAAGGTGGTCAAATATTTAAGCAAGTTGCCATTATAACTATCACCGCTGTTGTTGCTGTCATAACTTCCCCTGCTGGTGGCGCGGCCTTCGGTACAGGTACAGGTGCGGCCTTCGGTTCAGCACTTGCCACCGCTGGTGCGGCAATCGGTTCCACGCTTTTATTTAATGCTCTAATACCACCTCTCAACAACGCTTTGGGTTTCAACGCTTCTGAGGCAGATGGTTTTTCTAATTCACAAAGTTTCTCTATTACGAATCAAAACAATCAGAGTAGAAAACTAAGAACAGTACCTAAAGTTTATGGGACACATAGAATATTCCCTGTCCTTGCTGCAAACTTTTATTTAAGTTCCGAAGCTGACCCTGACAACAACGGTGCTTTGTCTAACTACTTTTACGCTATTTATGACTTCGGACTCGGACCCTTGGCACTCGATCAATTTAGAATAGGTGAAACGCTTTTATCTGAATTTTCTCAAGTTGATTTTAGGTTGGTGGATTTAAACAAACCTGGAGTAGAAGAAGGTATATGGGATCAAGCTTTAAGTAATAATTTTCAACTTTATAAAGGTGATGTAACACAACAATCAATTGGTGTTGCTATTAACGCTAACGAAAACAATCCAGGTCCACCGCCAGTAGACGATTATCAAGTTGTAAGAAACGCTACACCTAATACGAACAGTGAAGAACAAGAAATAAGTTTAATTCTTAATCTGCCTAACGGTTTGTTCTCAGTCTTTGAAACAGGTGCGATTAGAAATAGTCAAATAGATTTAAAGGTTGAATTTGCTGAAGTAGGTACGGAAGACTATAGAAATTTTGATGATCTTGTTTTTGTTAACGATTTCAATAGTAGCTTACAAGCTTTTAATAAAGAAATTTTAGCTAACTCATTTTCTAATAACTCTTTTACTTTACTTAGTACTTTTCCAGCGGACAAAAACCTTCAAGCAAGTATAGTAGGAAACGCTTTTATTTTTCCTGAAGGTTTAGAAAACCCTGAAGCTTCTTATTATGATATAGCAGAACAGAGTATAGGGATATTAAAAGGTAACATATACTCTTTCAACATAAGTGCTGACATACATGTACCTACCGTAGGTGAACTTATTTACATTAACGGTCAAGAAATGTTCACGATCACATTTATTAACTTTAACGGTACACAAAACGCTTGGAATATAATAACTACACCTGCTAAATTTACTGTGACCATAGCTTATGATTTAGTTCGTACACCTAATGACCCTGCTGCAATATTCACAGCTACAGCAACTCAAAGAGTTCACACAAACAACATACTTGAAGACGGTGGTTCGACTTCGGTTATGAAAGTTAAGAGTTCCGAAAACGGAATAATAACAATCGATAACTTACAGACACCCAACTCTAATGTAACTGTCATTTTTAAACCAAAAACTCTAAACGATGTTAAGGTAAGATTAACTAGAAAAAACACAAACCATAATTTTACCTTCCAGAGAAACGATGCTTTAACGTGGTCGATATTAACAACTCGTTTTGACACCAACCCCATAGTTACAACTAAACGTCACGTTTTTATGGAAGTGCGAATCAAGGCGACAGATCAATTGAACGGAGTTATTGAAAACTTGTCGGCCATTGCTACATCTGTTTTAGATGTTTATGACGGAGCCAATTGGTCTAAACAAATCACCCAAAACCCTGCATGGGTCTTAGCAGACCTTTTAACAGGTGAAGTAAATAAAAGAGCTATCGCACAAAATAGATTAGATGCGGACTTATTAAAAGAATGGGCAGATTTTTGTGACGAGATACCAACAGCACCGCCTAATATATCAACTTTCTCACAACCAAGGTTTCAGTGTAACTTCGTATTAGACTTCAACACAACTTTAACTCAACTAATAGATAGAGTTACAAACGCCGCACAAGCTAGACTTACTGTAGTAGATGGTAGATACGGTGTGCTTATAGATAGAGCCAAGACAACACCTGTACAAGTTTTTACACCTCGTAACTCTAACAATTTTTCTTCTACAAGAGTCTACAGTGAGATACCTGACGGACTAAGAATAAATTATGTAGATGCTGGTAGTGGTTTTGAGATAAGACAAGAAACTGTTTTCAACGATGGGTTCGATGCTACAACAGCGGTGGACTTTGACGAGTTAGACACCTTCGCTGTAACAAACTCAGAACAAGCGTTTAGGTTTGGTCGTTATATGTTAGCTCAGTTGAAGTTGAGACAAGAGACTATAACTATAGATGTTGACTTTGAACACTTGGTTTGTACTAGAGGTGACTACGTAGTCATCACTCAAGATGCAATGAGAGTAGGAGGTGTACCCGCTAGAGTAATTAATGTAGCAGGTAATGTCGTAACTATTGACGCTCCCTTCGCAACTGAACCAGCTACTAGTTACGGTTACAGGTTTAGAAATGCTACTTCAGGTGTAACAGCGGTAGCAACAATGACTATTACAGATGAAGTAACTGCTACTCTCGATGGCCTTATACCAAACGTAGGCGACTTAATAATATGGGGGGAAATATCTCAAGTAACTTACGATTGTATTGTAAAGACTGTTTCACCTAATAGAAATTTAACCGCTACTCTTACATTAGTTGAAAAGAACGATGCGATCTTTGATGCTGAATCATCTGTTAACATTCCAGATTACAACCCGCAATTATCTACAATTCAAGACGAGAACTTAACACCTCCTACGGAAGTGGTTAACCTCGCTGTAACAGGTAACACTTTTGATTGCGATGGTAACGACTATGTTTACTTCATCGATCTTGAATGGGAAGCTCCAACAAGCGGGACGTTTGAAGCGTTTGAAATATATGTAAACTCAGGTCAAGGTTTTTACTTAGATGGAACAAGTACAACACTTAATTACCGTCATACCGTAGATCAAACTTTCCTTGGTGATGTTCATTCATTTAAAGTTCTCGCCGTAAGTCCTACAGGTTCTAAACTTCAATTAGGTAACGTAAGTGCTGTTACATCAACTCCAACCGCCAAGAGTACACCGCCTAGTGACGTTGACGGTTTATTCATTAACATCACTAACCAAACTATGCAGTTAACGTGGTCGCTTGTAGCAGACTGTGATGTTCAAAAATATCAGCTAAGATACGCTCCATCTCTGACAGCTATATGGGAACAATCAGTTTTCTTAGTGGACATTGATAAAAATACAAATACCGCAAACGTTCAAGCTCGTACAGGTTCATACTTCATAAAAGTGATTGACTTTAATGGGAACGAATCAACTAACGAAGCGATAGCCATTACATCTATTCCAGAACTTTTCGACCTTAACGTTATCGAAGAGACAGACGACTTTCCAACACTACCTGGAAGTTTAGATCGAACTGTTGACTTCGGTGGAACTTTATTACTTGCTGAAACTGCACCAACTATTTACGAACCTGAAGGGTTCTATTTTTACGAAGACTTTTTAGACTTAGGTGATATTTTCACCGTTCGTCTTCAGTCCTTGGTAACTGCTGAAGGTTTTAGTGATGCTGACTTAATGGTTAATTGGGTGACACTCGATACGGTAGCTCAACTTGCTACCACAACTGTCGCGGACTGGGACGTTGTAACAGAATATCGAGCTAGAGACACGCCTTTTGCAATGGCGAACTGGACTTCACTTGATATAATCGATCCGATAAGTGAAGGCGACCCTGATGATTTTACAGCATGGATACCTTTCACTATCGGAGATTTCACAGGCCGCATCTTCCAGTTTCGTGTCAGATTAATCAGTAACAATCCAGTGGTTACGCCGCGTGTCTTTGACGCTGTTATTCGATCTGACATGCCCGATAGGGACGTAAGTTTCGAGAACTTAACATCGGTCATTCCAGGTTCTACTACTGTAACGTACTCACCAGGCTTTAAGGGACCAGGCACAACACCTGCAATTCAGATAACACAAGACAATGCAAGTCAGGGTGATTACTATGTAATTAGTAACAAAACGTTAGACGACTTTGATATTGATTTCTTCGACAAAAATGATGTTAAAGTTGTGAGACAGTTTGACGTATTGGCCAAGGGATTTGGGTTTAAATCAGGCGCTACAATTTAATTAAACGGAGTTATATACATGGCAAGCGGATCAATCTTTTCAGACATTAACCCGGCAACAACGTCGGGTACACAATTAGCGACAATTCTAAATGATTTTAAAGATGCTGTACGTGCAGGATTTTGTACCAATGGTGGGTCAAGACCTACTAATTTAGGTACTGGTGGTTATTGGATCGACCAACAAAACGATCCGATCTGGTCTTACAAAATGTTTGACGGTACAACCGATAGAGAAATATTTCAACTTAACACCACAACTGGTGCAGTTACTATTTCATCATCTGGTGAACAATCAACTATTACTAAAATTTCCGACGATGCTTTAGGGCCAGTATTAAAGTTTTTAAAAGCTCGTACAACTGGCGATCAAACTCAAGACGGTGATTCGATTGGTGACATTGAGTTCACAGCGACTAACGATGCTGCTGGTGAAGAGTTATCGATGCGAGTTCGAGTCGTAGCTACCGATAACGCTACAGTCGGAGCGCATGGTTCAGACATGACAATTGAAGGTACTCCTGACGGTGGTGCTACAATGTCTGAGATTATTAGAGTGAAGGGCGATGGTAAAGTTGGCCTAGGTACTTCTACACCTGGCGAGAGACTTCATGTTAACGGAGCTTCAAGTAACACTAACGCTAAAATTCAAAACACTGAAGACTCTACAACAGCACCGAAAGTTGCGTTAAAGAAAAGTCGTATTGCTGGAAGTGGACAGACTCAAACAAGTGATGAGCTAGGTAACGTTGATTTCCTTGGTACTGATCAAAACGGTGCTGAAGTAGTCGTTGCTAGAGTCAAGTCCGTAGCTGCTGAGAACAGTACCGATACTCAACATGGTGGTACTTATGAGATTCAAACTGTAGCAAACGGAGCAACTGCACTAGTCGCAAGATTATCAATCGACAACGCAGGTAAAGTTACAATCTCAGGTGATCTTCAGGTCGATGGAACCACTACTACAGTTAATTCTACAACCTTGGATGTGACAGATTCCAATGTGACTCTCAATAAGGGAGGAAACGCTGCGAGTGGTGTAGATGCTGGTATCACTGTAGAGATGAGTGATGCTACAGATGTAGTTATTGAACACAACACCGCTCTTGCTTCAAAATGGCAAGCAGGTGAACAAGGTTCTGAAGCTGAAGTAACAACTGTTTCACACACTCAAACGTTAACGAATAAAACCATTAACGGCGGGGTTTACGATCTACTGGAAATGGTTCAACAGACGACTCCTGCCAATCCAGCAGCGGGAAGATTTAAACTATATTTCAAGAGTGATGGGAATCTTTATAAACTCGACAGTGCCGGAACCGAAGCGCAAGTAGGCGGTGGTGGCGGTTCTGCTTTAGAGATTAAAGATGAAGGTGTCACTGTTGATGCTGCGGTTACAGAAATTAATGTAACAGGTGGTGGTGCTACGGCGGTTCAATCTTCTCCTGGGGTAGTTCAAATTAATATCCCTGGCGGCGGCGGTAGTATAAACCTGGCAGAGCATTTTAACTTGTACTCGGCCGTAGTCACAAATAACGGTACAGCCGCTATAACAACTCAATCGCAAACATTTGTTCAATCAGTAAACAGAACTGCTTTGGGTGTGGTGGATGTAGTTTTCACTCCAGGCTTTTTTTCTCAAATACCTACAGTTCACGCTACTATTAACGAGCAAGATTCGAATGGTGACGAAGGTTGCTTTATATCAGCTATAACTACTTCGGGTTTCACTCTGAATACAACTGCTGATAGTGCCGCCTTTGACCAAGACTTCTCTTTTGAGTGTATGAGACAAGGGACTGATTATGATACTTCAGCTTCTAACACTAACTTCTACGGTGCCGTTATTGATAACAACGGAGCAACAGCTAGTGTCACCTCTCAGTCTCAGTCGTTTATACAGTCTGTTACTAGGACCGCTACAGGTACAGTAGATGTTGTATTTAATACTTCTTTCTTTGGTCAAGTACCTGCGGTTTACGGGTCAATTAATAACTTGGCATTGCAAGGTGATGAAGGTGTATTCTTTCAATCTGTAACGGCGGCGGGTTTAACGTATAGAACTACAGCAGACAGTATTGCACACGATGTACCTATAACCATTCATGTGGCCAGACAAGGCGCGGACTTACAGGGAAACCTAACCAATGAAGAGAGTTGTTTTGCTGCCAAGATTCAAAACAATGGAACGTCTACTATAACCTCTCAAGGTCGCACGTTCATACAAAGTGTCAGTAGAACAGGCTTAGGTGTAACTGACGTAACTTTTACTCCTGGTTTCTTTACTGCCATACCTTCACTTACTGGTGCCATAGAGCAAACAGCTACCAATGGCGATGAAGGTTTATTCATCTACAACATAACTACTTCCGGCTGTACTTGTGAAACAACTGCTGATAGTGCGCAATTCGATCAAGACTTTACATTGAGTGCCATCCGTCAAGCTTCTGATTATATAATCCCTAGTGGTGGTGGAACTACTGTAGTTAACGTAGTAGAAGATTACTATAGGCAATCAGGTTTTGTTTCTAAAAACGGAAGTAATCAATGTTTACTTAAAACAGTTGAGGATAATAATTCTCCGACTTTATTTACTTACACTGAACCGGGTGGAGATCATTCTCGATTTACTTTTGTTGAAGCTGCATCTTTCCATTGTTCTTTCTCAACTACTGGTGCAGACAACTCACAGTTCATTGAATGGTATAACTCAAGTGATAGTTTAATTTCTAGTTCTTCTGACAGTGTAAACAGCACAGGCGATAAAACTTGTAAGGCCTTAGTGGGTCAAGCTGATGTAGGTGATTATTTAGTTGCAGTTTCCTTAGTAAGTCCTGCTGATAGTGCCACAGATGTTAACTTCTCTCTGAAAGCTTTAGATACCGCATTAGATTCTAATGTTGAATCCATAGGTTACAATGGGTTCACTTCAAGAAACGGTGGCGGTGACGTTCTATTTAAAACATTGGTTCAAGATTCAGGTTCTCTTAAAGTTAGTGATTCAGCGACAGATCACACTCGTTACGAATTCACACAAATTTGTGACTTTGAGGTTATGGCTTCAACACAAGTGGTAACTAGTACAACCGTCGCGCTTATATGGAAGAACTCTTCCGATGTTGAAATAGCTAGAGCGCAAGACGGTCAACCTAACGGATGTACTCAATTAGCAGGAAGGGCAGCAGTAGGTGATTACATAATTGTAAATATGAGTGCTAACCCTGATGATAATTTAAGAACAAGTTTTCATGTCAACGCTTATCCTGTTAGCGATACCGCTAGAACAACTCACTTAATGATGTTTAGTGATAATGATGGTTATAACTCAAGCCGATACTTGTTACAGAATCAGATCGTAGATACCGCGGGTGGATTAGTTACAAAGTCTGAAACAGGCTCCTACACTAGATTCACATTCGATAGTGCTTGTAGGTTTAGTACTGGTACAAGTTATGAAGGGTCTAACCAAGCAGTAGGTCAATTTGCCGGACCTGAGCTTTACACTAGTGGTGATGTACTTAAATGGAGAGGTGTTGATAGGGGTGCTAATGGTGTTTCAGCAGGTAACATGGTCGGTTTTGCAGATGCAGGAGACTACCTAGTTTATCATAGTGATACAGGTGACTCATCTAACAGTACAAGTACAAACTTTTGGGTATACGCAAGTAACCCCGGTACTAAAACAGTAAGCGATGGTAACGGTTTCCTTGGTGTTATTTCTTCTGACCCTGTATCTCCCACCAACGGAGAATCTTGGATTAACAGTACCGATAAGAAACATAAGTTTAGATTCGGTGGTACTACATTTAGTTCAGCCGCATATACATAGGACTAATTATGAAGACAATAGCTTTTGGTATCTTAACTACAATGCTAACAGGGTTACTCGCTTGGGCGGGTAACACTATAGTAGAGCTAGAGTCTAGGGCCACAAAGCTAGAGCTTCATAAGACCTATATACATAAAAAATAAACGAGGGGTGTAAAGCCCCTCTTTAAAGGTTAACGACAATGCCAAGTTTCGGTTCAAGATCACAACGTAGACTGGAGGAGCTTCACGAAGACCTCCAGTTAATTTTACTAACGGCAATCAAGCACGTTGATTTTTCAATACTCGAAGGTCATAGAGATAAAGATACTCAAAATGAATACTTTCATGCAGGTAAGTCAAAACTTAAATGGCCTTTAAGTAAACACAATAAGAAACCATCAGAAGCGGCTGACGTTCTACCTTACCCATTTGCGCAAGCTGATTGGAGTAACTACAAAAGGTTCTATTACCTTGGTGGTATTTTAATTGCTACAGCGGAGATGCTTTACGCTGAAGGTTTGATAGAACATAAACTTCGTTTCGGTGGTGACTGGGATATGGACGACGATTTAGATGATCAAAAATTTAATGATTTACCTCATGTAGAATTGGTGGAAGTATGAAACATTTATGGCAAGACAGAAGGTACTCGGCGTGTATTCTAGGTATAATAGGTTTAGTGTTCCTTGGTTATACCAAGGGTACTGACGTAGGCGTTCCGTTATCTACCAT